AGGGGGGAGGAGAGGGCGGGGGTGCGTTACTGTAACTGTTACTGTAACGGTTACAGTAACGCTCTCTATACTTTTTTACCCTGTCCGCAGTCTTTTTCCGGGCCGCAATCTTCTTTCGGATTGATGCCAAAGAATCTCGTTCCACTTCCCCCCAATCCTCTGCTGCCTCTCCCCCAGCGAGAAGGGCGAAAAACACCCGATCTCGCTGGATGCTGGAGAGGTTGAGAAGCAACGTCCTGTCCTCTTCCGTGAAAGAAAGTGTAATCATCTTTTGCCTTCTTCCCTGTTGAAATCATAAGCGAATCCCAGAGGTATAGATCGAACCCCCGCGTTTGGATAAGAAGGCTTTCAATTCGTCCGGGGGAAAATAAACCCGGGCGCCAATATTGATTCCTTGAATGAACTTGGCTGCTCTCAACCTGTCCAATGTGTCCACACTGATATTAAGGGCCTGAGCGGCCTCTTTCCGGGTCAACAGCAATTTTTCCATTTTATGCTCCTTTCTCAAAACGGCAGCGGTCCGTCCCCACTGTCATTGTCCCAGGGCAAGGGCCCATCATCGGGAATGGAAGCAAAGCCGTTAGAGGGAGCTGGAGCCTTTTTCAAGGGCTTGTCCGGGGGCAAGGTGTATTCCCCGCTGCGGACCCGGTCTACGCTCATGGCGCGGAAAGGACGCACCGCCCAGCCGGTTTTCCCGTTGTAGGACCATTCCTCATTCCGGAAGAGGATGCCCACCAGATTCCCCACCAGGGAAGTCTCCTCCCAGTTCCAGATGTACCCAGGGTTAGAGTGCTCAAAGGCGGTGGTCAAGCCTTTGAAGGAGCTCTTTGTCCGTTCGTCGTTGTCGGTCCCGTCATCCTGGGGCAGGAACTGACGAAGAACCCCCTTCCACTTTTTGTCCTGCATGGTGTTGGTCTTAAACTCCTTGGAGAAGAACCCTCTCTGTTCCCCCTCCTCAATGTCGAAGAGGATCAGCAGCTGGGGGCCATAATTGGTATCCGCAAAGGATACCTGCTTGACCCGGCAGACATAGGCGTCCAGGGGGAGTTTGGGACGGTCAGAGAACTCCTGCACGGAATCCCAATTTTTCGGTTTTTGAATCATGGTTTTTGTTCCTCCTTCACTTAATCGACATGCTTTCTCGTTCTTCCAGGGAAACCCCGGGGGCTTCGTTTCCGTCTTTCAGCCACTTAGACAATTCTGTCCGTTTGACGTCCGGTTGCTTATACCGGAGAAACTGGTCCTCAAGGCCAGAACGTGTTACCCAAGAAAAAAACGCTTCTTCATCTGCAATACTCACTGCCTTGGTGTGTCGGAAAGATACCGCACAGCGCGGTGTTTGGAATTTTTGCCCGGCCAGCGCATAGGACAACATTTCTCTCAGCCGATCAACCTTTTTCTCTGTCCGCTTTCTGCGCTCGTTTAATACGTCGATTTCATTTTTCAACGCAGTGGCAATGGCGGAAAGATTCTTGATGTAAAGCGCGATATTTTCTAATTTCTCTTCTCGCTGCATCTGTAACGCAGTGAGCTCTTCCAAATTTGTGATCTCGCCGGTCTCTGGGTCCGTCCCGGCCTCGATTGCCGCATCAATCGCGGCATCGATTTCATATAGTTTCAGGTTCACTCGCGTCTCCCCTTCCTTCTTCGGGGACGGTTGTCAGCCCCCAATATTCCCGAATCCGCTGATCGACGAATTTCAGATCATTCTCAATCTCCAGGTCAAACATCTCTTCCGGTGATTTCGAAATGTCTGCCCCGCTGGACTGGGTACGGAAGAAATGGCGATCCCCTTCCACCATGCAGCGCAGACAGATTGTGACCATCCCCTCAATGCAAACCTTCTCGTCCAGCAGCTTTCCAATGGTCCGCAGCTTGGTTTCTCCAAAATCGGATGTAGTTTCGTGCATGAGGATATAGACGATGACATCCTCTGGAAGCTGCGACTGGATGAACATCAGCAGCCGCCAGAAATTGTCCGCGATATCGTTGTAGAGGTCGAACGTAGAACTTCCCGCCTTGGGTGCGGAATGACCTTTCATGAAAGTGTTCGTCAAAAGGTACCCAGCGTCATCAATGACAGCGGTTTTGGTGGGCATCTTTTGCAGGCCAGTGGTAATGGTCTGGTAGCTGTCTGTCTTCATCTGGTATCGGAAGGTCCCGGGGAAAGGCAAGCGTTTGCCCACCACGTTAATCAAAAAGATTTCATCTGGGGCAAAGTTTTTCAGGGAACGGGACTTCCCAGACCCGCTCTTGCCATAGATCAAAATTGGGAGCCCAATAAGTCATTCCTCCTTGCTTCTTCAACCCATACCCATGCAAACCCACCGACATGTTTGCATTTTTGGTGATTTGCACACTCACAGATGTGGGAATGCGATAATTTTGTTGCCCTCGCAGCCGCTTTTGCACTTGGATACGTTGCAATGATATTTGTACCGTCAATTTGGGAAATAGGTTTACTGGACAAAGCACCATTTCTTCTCGCGGCAGAAAGTCTTTTCTCTGACCTAAAGTTTGCATTTTTCAGGTGACGAGAAAGTCTCGTTCCGTGATTCATATTTTCTTTCGCAGTAACCCACTCCAAATTGGACACATTGTTGTTCATCTTGTCTTCATCAATATGATTTACTTGCGGTTTTCTATCTGGGTTCGGGATGAATACTGTTGCAACAATGCGATGAACCAAATGAATTTTCCCTTGACCGCCTCTAAATAACTGTATATGAGCATATCCATTGTTTGCTTTGATCGGGGTGAGCAAACGATCTTTCCTCGCACTCCATATTTCCCCTTTTTCTGATACAGCATAAAGCCCTTCGTATCCAGGAATTGTGGAAAATCCTACTGGAATCCCGATAAGTCATTCCCCCTTTTCGCCGCAGTCCAGGTATTCCTGAAATAGGTCCATCTTCTCGTCCAGATAGGCGGACATGGTGAAACTGTTATATAAGAACATGTAATCCATGAAGTCATCCAGGCATGTGTCCATGATAAAGTTCCGGCATGTCCTGGCAGAAACCTCTATGACCACCTTTTTGGGGAAAAAGTTGATTCGTTCCTCCATCTTGACAAACCTCCAATTTTTGTTACAATAAAGTTAAGCGGAAGAAACATAGCTTATTTTTTCAAGTATTCTCCTTTCTGAACTCTGCCGGTGCTGCAAACCGGCAGAGTTTATTTTTCGCCTTTTCCACGGAGTTCTTTTTTCCATCGGGTGATAACCGTGGTATTCACGCCGTAATGGTCGATCAGCTCATGGTATCGAAGCAGCTTCTCCTTCTCTGGGAAGTCCTCCGGCATGGGGATGCGGGGACGGCCTACCTTCTTCCTTGATTTACTCGGACAGCGCCCGCTGCAATCTGGATTGGTACAGTGCAAGCACTGCTGGATTTTCTCCGGGGAATCCCATCCAGGGTAGATTCCATTGCGTTTTCGGCGTTGGCCGGGAATGGGTTCAGAGGGCGCGTCGGCCCATGGCTTCCTCCCTTCGGTCTGCACCTTGACCCCGTTGATCTTCACCATATCCCCACCCCCTTTCGCACCTGGGGCAGAGATATACCTTCTCTCCAGGTTCCAGGGCGGACACGTTCCACCGCTGCTTACACCGGCGGCAGAGACGATACACCGCGCCCCTCATACCACGCGGAAGGGAATGCCCCGGCGGGCCAAGGCGGCATTGATCCGGCTTTTCCCCATCTCCCTTCTGCGCCGGGCCTCCTGGCGCTTTCTGGCCGCTGGGGCAATGGCCCGCAACAGGATGTCCATGTCATGGCGTTGCTTGATTTCTTGTATTGGGTTCATCAATTTCACCTCTTTTCTTCATCCACTCTTCCATCAGTTTTTCATACACATGGAAAATAGGCTGTTTTGCCCCCTCAATACACGTCCCAAAAAGGTATACTCCTTGTTTGATGCCGCGTCTAAGAGTATCGGGGGATATACTCAATCCAGCCGCTCTTAAAATTTCGGTTGCTTCCTCGATGGTCAAAACTTTGACCTTATAATTCGTCATATTCTGTTACCTTCTTTCTCTTGTAAAAAATCAGAGATATCACATTCAAACAATCGCGCTAACGCGTTGAGATGGAGGACTCCAGGAATTCGCTTCTCAGATTCCCAAAAGTAAACAGCCTGATTAGATACTCGTATCTGCCGCGCGACTTCCATTTGTGTAAATCCTCTTGAAATTCGAATTTTCCGAAGATTCGTCCCAATAGACATAAGATCACTCTCCAGATCCCCGCCCGATTAAGGGCGGGGTCGTTTTTCTCCGTTGCTTTTTCTTCTTTTCTTTTTGGGCTTGTCCCTCCATCCTTCTGCATACCCCGCAATATAAAACAGGGCTTCCTTTGGCAGTCCAGAAAGACTGTCTACCACGCTCTGAACATCAGAGAGCTTCTTTAGATCAATCATGTTGTCACCACCTTTCAATCCCGGCTTAGATTCCTGTGCTCACTCAATAAAACACCTCCTGTTGTCCTCCCTTTCCTGCTGTGGTATACTGAGCACAGCAGGGAGATGAAGATCATGCCATTCGTGAAATCATGGAGCGCAATTCCTGGATTACTGGCTCTGTTGCGAATGCTTTAATGAATTGGCTTTTGACAAAAACTCTGTAAAGTCCCCTTCAAATTCAAAGACTACTTCAAGCTCTGTGCTCCCGTGCATGGAGCTTGAAATTTTATAGTCCTTGATTTCTATGCTCTCACCGTTTAGCCGGAAAAATGATCGGCTCCCCAGTTTACAGATTGCAACATCCATTCTTATCACCTCTCTTTCCTATTCACCGTTGCTCTGGATGCCCAGTGGGTAATTAGTCGCCCAATCATTGCTTTTCCCTTCCTCTTGCGGTATAATATTTCATAGTAGAAAGCATAAAAAAGGATGTGCTCATATGATAATGACGACTATACTGAGGTCAAATAGCGGGGAATGCCCATTATGGGGCGTCGCCGTATCTGTGCGTGGGTGGTACGAGGAAAAAGAGAAAAATGTATGGAGTTTTCTGCGGGCTGAGTGCCCCATTATTGAAAATGCAAAACTACCATTATACAAGCAAAAGCAGGAATACAAGCTTATGTTTTGCAAAGATGCGTTTTCATGCCCGCTTTATACAGAGTTCCAGCCGAAAATCACAAAGGACATATAGCGGAAAACCTTTTCACAGACCTCCGGCTTTCTCGTCAGTTGGTGTTCTGCGATCACAAGGGCCAAATCCTGCCCCAATACCTTAAATTCTTTTGGGCCAAGAATCCTGTCCAGTTCATCCCCGAGCGCCGTTTGTTCGGCGCTTTTTTTCTTTTCGTCCATCCTCATCACCTCTCTTTCATTGCTTGGCTATATAGTAGCATAACTAAGTTCCTCTGTCAAGCAATTTTTATAACTCAGTTAAATTTTCTATTGACTTTTTTCTATCTTTATGTTTTAATGGATTTTAGACAGGAGGTGTAAAAAGTGGAGACCATTAACACTCGAATTGCATGGTGTGTTAAGGACAGTGGACTCACAAAAACAGCTTTTTCAGAACGCTTAAATGTATCTCAAGCATTTATTTCTCAATTGTGCTCTGGAGTGAAAACACCAAGCGACCGAACGATTGCGGATATCTGCCGAGAGTTCAATATATCTGAAGTGTGGCTTCGCACCGGAGAAGGTGAACCCCACATGGAAAGAGATAAAGACGAAGAATTCCTTGAGATCATGGAAAAAATCAACATATCAGATGATGATTTAATTAAACGGATTATTAAGGCTTATTGGTTTTTGGATGATGATGAAAAAGCCGCTGTAAAAAAAATGATCGACAATCTATCTGGAAAATAAAAAGCCCCGGATTTCTCCGGGGCCTGGAAGATCAGCAGATCAGTTTTTCTAATATTTTTGCACGGGTAATCATGGCTCTCAAAAATTCTTCATTAGAATTTCTCTCTATGATGTATTGAAGCTCTTTCTTTAATCGCTCTGTTTTCTTTCTTTTCTCTTCTTTCATATAGCATCTACCTCTGAGCGATCAAAAGAGCTGCTTATTTTGGGTAATACCTGTTTAATAAACGTATCTAATCGTGGATCAGTAATTTCACGAATATCACGTACCCCAAAAAGTAGCTCTAAATCAGTTTCAATACGGTTTTTGTCTGGGCTCTCCTGAATCATCCAATAAATTCCTTCCATATTCATGTCGACTCCTCCTTTTCGACTTTATATAAATAATAGAACATTTGTTCGATATTTGCAACTGAAACTATCCGACAGATATCGACGTTAGTCCATAGATTGGGCTACGTGATATATAAAAATAATTGGAGGTATCCATCATGGAGACAAAAGAGAAAAAGAAAAAGGGAAAAGCAAAGTGGATCGTTTTAGCCGTTGTCGTTGTTATCATAATTGCTGCCATCGCTGGCGGCGGCAATGATAATACGCCCCAAACTCCCTCAAATGAAGATCCCGTTACCACTTCAGAACAGCCGGCGAGCAACCAGGAAACATCGGAAGAGAAAAAAGATGCAGATGTCCCCACAGAGTACAAAAATGCGCTAAAGAAAGCCGAGACATATAGCAAAACAATGCACATGTCAAAGCAAGGAATCTATGATCAGCTTGTGTCTGAATACGGAGAAAATTTCCCGCCAGAGGCTGCTCAATATGCTATTGATAATCTGGAAGCCGATTACAAGGCAAACGCGCTTGAGAAGGCAAAGACATATTATGAAACAATGAATATGTCAAAGGAAGGTGTTCGGGACCAGCTCGTTTCTGAATATGGAGAGAAATTCACGCAGGAAGAAGCTGATTATGCCATAAACAATCTCGAATAAATAAAAACCGCCCCCGGTGTTGGCGCACCGTGGACGGTTGTAGAAGGGAAGATGCTTTGCAAGGGCTATCTTCCCTTCTATTCTAACGAATGGAAGGAGTATTGTCAATGTTATGTATCAAGTGCAAAAAAGAAATACCAGAATATTCTATCTTTTGCCCTTTATGCGGGAAAAAGCAGGTTGCCGAAAAAAGAAAAGCTTTGAAAAGAGCAAATGGAACAGGGACTGTATATAAGCTCCAGGGGCGCCGGAAACGTCCCTGGGTGGCCGCAAAGAATAAAGTAGTGATAGGATACTACGAGCGCAAAACGGACGCTCTGGAAATCCTGGAAAAACTTGCAGGTATAGATTTGACTGAACGATATAACATGACCTTTTCCGAGGTGTTTGAGGCGTGGAGGACGGAACACTTCAAGAACTTGTCTAAATCTGGACAAGAATCATATGAAATAAGCTATAAAGCGTTTGCATCTTTGTATGGCCGAAAATTCCGGGGACTTCGGGCAGCGGATTTCCAGGCTATTATAGATGAAAACAAGGAAAAATCAGAGGCAATAAAAAAGTATAAGCAACTTATCAATCAAATGTCAAAATGGGCGATGCGAGAGGAGATTATTATGAAGAACTATGCTCAATTTATTCAGCTTTATTCCAAGCAGAAAAAGGAAAAAGAAATCTTTACTGAAGAAGAAATTGAGAAAATCGAAAAGGACGGTTCAGAAGCATCCCGAATTATTTTAATGCTTCTTTCCACAGGTATGCGGATCGGAGAATTATTTTCTCTCCGATTAGAGGACTACCATGAAACATATTTGATCGGTGGATCTAAAACAGAAGCAGGACGAAATCGTGTGATCCCTATTCGCCCAGAGGGAAGAGCCCATTTTAAATATTTTGCTGAATTGGCTACAGGACCGTTGTTTCTTTCAGGATATGTGGGACAAAAAACGTATGCAAATTATCGAAACCGGGATTATTATCCTCTGCTAAATAAGTTAGGGATCGCAAAGAAAACACCTCATGCTACTCGCCATACCTACGCCTCCAGAGCCGTTAAAGAAGGAATGCCGCCCGAGCTATTACAAAAAATTCTCGGTCATGCAGACTTTTCTACAACGGCAAATGTATACACACACATTGATATTGATACCCTCGTGAAAGCCGTCGAGGAGACATCTGTTACAGACTGGTTACTAACAAACAAGAGATGAACAAAAACAAGAAAAACCCGCTATCCCTTGCGGGACAACGGGTTTTCTGGAGCTGCTGGGCGGATTTGAACCGCCGACCTCATCCTTACCAAAGAAAGGAAGAGGATTCCTGACACCGGTTGATAAGTATTCTACCTTTATTTTCAGCCATTTTCAACTGTTTTTCCGATGGAGAAACAATCGCAGACGTTTAAGAACAGAAACGGTTACTAACAAATCACTAACACTTAGCAGGACCTTATTTTTCTCATTACTCCTTCATATACACGGGGATTAACAGTATGCAATGTGTCCATAAGGTCATCTATTATTTCCCATACAGCGTCCGGGTCCCTATTCTTCACCTCACAGAGGAAATCACTTTCCCCCCAGCGGGGAGGATCTGGGGAAGTAGAATGCCCTCCATCATAAGCAATAGGAACCGCCTTTCCTTCCTCCCGATCCATGCAGTCCCGGATAGTATAAAGGTTTGCCAGCTTGGCATAAGCCGGGTAGCTACTCTCCCCATACTCCAAACGGGCAATTTCAATATCTATTTCCTTGCGGTCAAGCATGGGGGCACCCCCTTACGCTTTCTCCAGCTGCTCCATAGCCCGGCGCAGGATTTCCTTTTCTCTTTCGTTGGCACCACTCATCATATCCTCAATCTGGTCCATCATGTGTTCTTTAGCATCGGTGCGGGAATACATGCGTCCATCCCGGCTATACCGGCCCATGGAATCCCGTTTCCGGCCACGGTAGCTGGAGCCTCGTCCATAGGTGCCGCGCATATCGGCCTCCCAGTCACCAGCCCGGCTGTAATCGCCGTGTTCCTCCAGCATCTCAATCTTGTCCAGGTTTTTAATGGTATCAGTCAGCTTGTGGACGATCTCCAGGTCTCCGGCGCCCAACTCGCCCTTGCGAGCAATTTCCTTCAGCTCTTCGCAGAGCTTTTCTTTCAGTTCATGCATATACATATTGACTCTCCTTTCAGGCCACACGCTCAACGATCAGGTTAGCATTTTCAATCTCAATCGTCTCTGTGCTGGTATTTTTGACTGCCACAGTCACACAGCAGCCACGGGGAACCTCAATAAAGGCCGCAGCAAACACGTTGAAAAACTCGTCCACCGCAGCAGGGGTCACGATAGCAGTGGCGCTGCCCAATGCTTCACCTTCCACCGCAATAGCAATAGAGATAGGTCCAACTGCGCCGCCTGTGGGAATGGCAATATTGCCGCCAAATACAACTTTGTAACGGGCTCGGCATTGATTTGTCATACCGCGCAAGGTAACGATGCCAGAACCATCTCTATGTACAACACAATTAGATCCGCTCACGGGGGTCTCTGTAAATACGACATTCTGTCCCGCAGCCACTTGCTGCACAAATACGCCAGTAAATTCAGCCATAAGATCATTCCTTTCAAAAAAGATAGCGGCGAGGCTATTGCCCCGCCGCGCTTGTTCCAAAATCGGCACGGGGCCGAACATTCCGGTCATGCCGGAAAGTTGATGTATTAGGTTTTAGCAGCCGCAGCCACAGGGATTACACCCACAACCGGCATAAGGATTTGGAACCTGATAGGCCGGAATGGGCATGGGGTTGATGCGTCGGATCAGCTCATTGGTCTGCGCATCCAGAGTCGCTGTCAAATAGCTGTTCTGATTAGCCTGAGAGGCAGCCAGTTTCAGAGACTGGTTCTCGGCTTGCAGCGTTGTAATCTTGTCCTGGGTCAAGAAGTCAAGAATGGCTCGGCTGTTCGCATTGGCATTGTCAATGATGTCCCTGGTGCTGTTCTGGATAGTGTTTCGAGTATCGCATGCCTGGGTGGCCATGTTATAATTAACACCATCAATAGCTCGCTGGGTATCGCAGCAACACTGAGCCATCTGTGCCCCCAAAGCATTGAAGCCCTGCTGCGTCTGATAACCAAGAGTACAAACGGCATTATCAACGCCATGGAATCCGTTACTCACTGCATCACGAATGGAATTCTGTCCATTCTGTAAACCATTCAGAGCAAAGCCTTCATTGATGTCGGCGCGAGTAGCCCAGCCCTGAAAGCCAGGGCCATTGGTACCACCGTTACCGCCAAAACCGCCACCGAAACCGTTCCCCCAGCCAAACATGCCGAAGATCAGAAACAGGATAATCCAGGAGGCCCAATCTCCACCCCACATGGAATTACCATAACCGCCGCCCTGATAGGCAGGAGTTACTGGCATGGTCATCACAGTATTGTCCGAAGAAAGACTCATTGTTTTTTCTCCTTTGTAAATTTATTTTCAAAACCCGGCCGGGATTTTGATTATATTTATTTCCCAAACATCCCCCGCATCCCCTCGAACATCCCTCGCATTTGCTGAGCCTGTTTCTGGGCTGCATCCAGTTGGGATTGGGTGAGTTTGCCACTGGACACCAATTCGTTAATCATAGCGTTTGGGTCCTTGCCTTTCATTTGATTCATGAACTGCTGAAACTGCTGCATCATATTGGATTGGCTATTCCCTCCACCAAGAACTTGAAAAATCGGATTAGGCATTACTCTCGTCCTCCTTAGCTCCCTGCTCTTTTGCAGGTTGTTTCTGCGCTGTCAGAGCGTCCAAGCGGGCAGCCAGAGCGGCTAATTCCTCTTTGGTGGCAAACTGAACAGACGATTCCTGCACGGATTGTGAGGCTTTCTTTGCCCCCGTACGTTCGGTATAATCAAATACTCGAAGAGGCAGGGGCATCCCTGACGCATCAGTTGATTTGATATAAAACGTGGAGTTTTCACTGTCCATCAGCAAACGGTTTTCTCCTGGTGCAACTAAATACCCTTTTGCCCCTTCTTCCCCTTGCACCCAGATAATTCCATTTCCGGCTGTGTTTCCCTGTGGCGGAACAGGTTGTCCCTGCATAGGAGCTTGGAACGGCTGTTGTCCACGAAGCTGCGCAAGATGATCCGGCGCAGGTGGCGGATAATATGGAGACTGATAGCTTGGATAATATTGATAAGCCATTTTTGTTATCCTTTCTCCCAAAAATATAAAACGATTTCATTTCCACTATCCCAAGTATCGTAAATGGTGCCGTCCTGCACGCAAACGACATGTCCAGATAGGGCAAGAATGTAGGTCCCTTCGGGATTCCTGTCTGCAAAGGAATTTACCGTTGTATCTTCTTCTGCCAGATTTCTTCGGTATCCATGTTTTCTGAGGTATGCCCCCCAAACATGATTTGCCGATGGCATATCTCCCATTTGATACCCTTGTAGCACAACTCCGATATATGTTTTTTCCCAGCTCTGTCCTAACGCTTTTGACAAAGCCCTTATTGTGCAATCCCCGACGTTTTTCTTTTCTGGATTCGGATTGTAATAAACAAACATAAAACCACCTAAATAAAAAAGGATACAGTCCGCGCCTATTGGCCAGTGGTTATTTCCACTATTCACTGCATCCTCCTTTAATTTTTATTTTATAATGATTCTTTCGCTAAAATGTTCATCCTAAATACGGGAAAAGCACAAAAAAAGACCACCCAAAAGGGTGGTCAAAGTACATGGGAAATTTTCCGAAGTGATTCCCTGTGCCTCTCTTTAATTGTACGTTCGGAAAACCCAAGAGAATCACCGATATATCGAAAATCTTTTCTCTGAACATAATGCATCCTCAAAATAGCTTTGTCCTCATCATTCAGTGTGCATCGCGCTAAAACTGCATCAAATTCAGATACAAGCGGAATCTCTTTCAATGCTCGTCTTGTTTCAATGTGTCCTGGGCTTGAATTTTGTTTCTGTGCCAGTAAATCAAAGAGGATTAAACATAATGCTTTACACTCTTCTAATTCGTTTACTGTTCCTTCTGAAATCTTCATAAACCAAACTCCTCCATTTTCTGGTTAAAGAGGACTAACAGTTGACATATTTACAAATATGAATTATTCTTTGTATAAAGGGGATGATCATTATACAAGCAAAAATCAAAGGAACACCTGCTTCTCTCCACGAGTCACTAAAAAAAGCGACAACAAGTATGTTGGTTCTTTTTCTGTTGCGTCAGAAACCTATGTACATTTATGAAATTATGTCATCTATTTCAAAAATGAGTGACGGAAAAATTTCTTTTTGTACTCTATACGCTTTATCTAATAAACTTCAAAAATTAGGTTTTATCCGTGTTGCGTCTAAAGAAGTGAGTGAAGATAACAGAATCCGCGTATACTTGTCAATTACAGAAACAGGATTAGATTATCTTTCGGACTGTATTGCATCTTACAAAGATTTTAACCATGATATAAACGAAATACTTTCAACTGACGTCTTAAAATAACCCCTCTGGATATATCCCAGAGGGGTTTTCCATTTACCTCTGGGCAAACATAATTTACAGTAATCCTTTTCGCCCCAGCACTGCAATCACCTCATCCCGTTTCATGGGGCGCTCTGGGCTGGTACCATCCACGATACCATTTGCCATAGCCTTTGCCCAATGTCCCTCCTGTTGGGACCAGGTGGGCTCAGCCAGCGTTTTGGCGTAGAGCTCTGCTTTCTGCATGAGCTGGTAGGCTTGTTCGTTGGTCATTTCAGAGATCAATTTTGCGATATCCATGGGCTCCTCCTCTCCTTCCAGCCGCCGGTTGACTTCGGCAGCAATCTCTCCGTGCCGGTTGTATAGATAATCCCCGGGACAATTTCCGACAATGAAGGTTTTCCCGTTTTGCCGCATCAAGAAAAGGCCGGTTTTTACACTGACGCAAGAAACAGTAGTCTTTGCCCCAAGGTGATTGTTGCGCACCGTAGAAGACTCATCTTTTCCCAGTACGCAAAACGGAACATTACGGAAAGAAACACTGGAGCCGGTAACATTGCTCCCTACACCGTTGAGCGCAGCAACGGCACTTACCACATCCAAGTTGATACTGTCTTTGGAGGAATACAAAGACGCGCTCTCGCACCCATCCCACGAAAGGATTTCGTGTAGGAAAAGATTCGCTTGTTCTTGCGACAGTTCCAGCCATTTCCAGGTAAACTTTTTATCATGCAGGTACTTTTCACAAACGTCCTGCACAACGCTTATTCCGTCCTGATTGTAAATTCTGATTTTCGTGGACCCGTTTCCCTGAAGGGTTTCCCGGTAATCCAGTTTGACTTTCTCCAGAATCTTTTTCAGCCGGTGGATTTTTCGCTCTTTTTTCAAATGAAACTCTATGCCATAGTAGCTTTTGGCTCCATCCACCGTTCTTTCGTACATGTAGTGGCCATCGGCCTGCACTGCCACATAGAAAGAAATCATATCGTCTGTCAACGAAAGCCCATCAGCGCAACGATAGCCAGCTAAAGGAATATAAATCTGGCTTCCACTTCGCAGCAGGTTTTTATATTGTTCTACCCGATAAATTCCTTTGCTGCTTTGCTTACAGTAAACCATGCGATGATCCTTAGTTGCGGTCAGTCCATTGTTGGTGTAAGTGTCTTGCGTCCGATCATCCACTTTATCATAGATTTCCTCAAACGTAATCCGAAGATTTTCCAAATCGGCGCAAGCAATTTCATCGCCAACATCAACATCCGAAAGTTTTACCCACCCATTGCGCGTAAGCACTTCGCTGTCAGTAGGGAGGCATGCCTTGGCAGCAAACCACCGGTGAACCGTCATATTCTGCTTGTCCACCTGGCCGATCAGGGATTTATCCCCTCTCCATAGCAATTTCTTGATGCCATTTCGCCGGCAGATGTCCGTCAGCAGGTTCAGCAGCGCGGAATAGGCTTTGTCTGATACCGGCCAATCCGGCGCCC